AAAGTCACAATTGCAATACAGAAAACATGACTTGCAAAGTTGAACACATTCTTTCCAGAATTATTACTAATCTCGCTGGTACTGCTGGAATTGCGACTCGCCTGTATCGCAGCAGGGTAGTTCCTCTTACTAGAAATGAGTTTCCAGCAATAGTAGTTGAGCCAATAAGTTCGAGTTGTACTCAATCAACAAGTCTTCCTACTCTTGATTGGGAATTACAAGTCAGAGTCGTAATTTTAGTAAAAGGAACAACAACTACAAGTCCTGATAAAGCTGCTGATTCAATCTTGGAATCAATGTGGCCCAAAATGACTACAGATTTAACGCTAAATGGTAATGCAATAGATGTTCAACCAACAGGTACAGAGTTCTTAATGAGTGATGCTGATCAACCTACTGGAGCGATAACAACCAACTGGACTATTCGTTATCGAACAGAAGTTGACGACCTTACCGAGTAAATATTGTTATTACGCTCTAATAACCTACTAATATGTTGATATAAGACTTGGTTGTATTTAGGCAATGGCAAAACTCAATCGTAAGAAAGTCCTCTTACTGAAAAAAGAAACTAGCTATGGCAGTTCTCCCTCTTTAAGTGGAAGTGCTAATGCTGTGTTAGTAAGAGATCTAACAGTTGAGCCAGTTGTTAGTGATGAAGTTAACCGAGAATTAATTAGAGGTTATTTAGGTAATCAAGAAGTTTTATTGGCGAATACAAGAGTCAATGTGAGCTTCGACGTAGAAATGGCTGGATCTGGGGCGGCTGGTACGGCTCCAAAATATTCTGATGCCTTACTTGCTTGCGGCCTTGCTCTTACTACTGTTTCAAGCACTTCTAATTCTTATGCTCCAGTAAGTAGCAGCTTTGATAGCGTTACGATGCACTACAACACCGATGGTGTTAGACATATCATTACTGGTGCAAGAGGAACATTTTCAATCAATTGTGAAGTAGGTCAAATACCTGTAATTTCGTTCCAATTTACTGGTTTGTATAACGCTCCGACTGATACAGCGTTGCCATCAACAACCTATAGCAACCAAGCTGATCCAGTTATCTTTAAAAACGGCAATACTTCAAGTTTCCAATTGTTTGGATATGGAGGTGCGTTGCAGTCTTGGTCATTCGACATGAATAACGAGATTGTTTATAGAGAACTCGTAGGAGGAACAAAGGAAGCACTCATCACTGGTAGAACACCTTCTGGTACTGCTGTTGTAGAAGCTGTAGCTCTTTCTGCTCATAACTTCTTTACTGACGCTACAGGCTCTAGTACAGGCACTAACACTTGGAGTCATTCGGGTGGGGCTGGAAATATTTGTACGGTGTCATGCCCACAGTCAGATTTAAGCGCACCAACTTATGAAGATTCAGATGGAATTGTGATGTTAAATCTTCCATTTATGGCTACTCCCAATAACGGCAATGACGAGTTTTCCTTGGTCTTTACTTAGATTATTGGTTATTGTTGCGTAAGATGTATATTTTTAATGGCTCTAATCAAAAAGAAGGTAACTTCTATTAAATGGCCTGTTACTGTCACTTTCCCTTCTGATGGTGGTAAATGGAAAAATGAAACTTTTACTGGAGTTTTTAAAAAGGTAGGAGTAAAGGAAATCCAAGAAATAGCCAAAAAAGGTGATCTTCAATTAGTTAAATATGTTTTAGAAGGTTGGGAAGATATAAAAGATGAAGATGGCAACGACATTGCCTTTACTAAAAAAGAGTTAGATGGGTTCTTAAACGATATTAATTTTATAAAAGCAACAGCCCAAGCAATTGTTGATTTGCAAAATGGCGCACCTGAAAAAAACTAATAGAGGCCACTGAGTATTGGCTCAACAGTGGTCAGGAAATAGATGAGTCCTATGAAGATGCAATTGCTTTAGGCATTGTTGGTATGCCAAAAAAACAGAAGGAAAAAGATTTTATTGTATGGGAGGAGAACTGGAAGATCGTAATTATGTTTACTCGGATGGCAACACAGTGGAATGTCTCAATGTCAGGAGTAATTGGATTAAAATATGAAGTCTTAGAGTGGTTTTGCCGTCTATACTTAGTTGACGATGCTAGAGCCATGTTGGAAGGTATTCAAACAATGGAAAGAGCAGCATTAAAGGTACTTAACGAGAAGGATAAATAATGTCTGCATCTACAAGGTTTGAAATCCTAGCTACCGTTAAGGGCTTAGAGGGTGTTAATAAATTAAAAAATAGTGTCAGGCAATTAACTGATGTTGCTAGACCCACTTCACTTGAAATAACAAAGCTAAGAACTGCTGCAAAACAATTAGGTAGTCAAAGTGATGTCACAGAAAATGAATTAAGGCAGCAAGTATCTGTTCTCACTGAGCTAAGAGCAAATGTTTCTTTAACAAGTGCAAAATATCGTTTATTCACAAGAGATATACAAAAAGCTGAACTTGCTTTAAATAAAGCTTCAGCAGCAGGGAAAAGATCAGGTCTTTCTTTAAGGGGTGCTGCTAAAGGATTAGGTGCTGTTGCTGCTGGTGGAGTATTTGGTGGCCCAGAAGGAATGATTGGTGGTGCAATTGGTCTGAAAATGGGTGGCCCTTTAGGTGCTGCTACTGGTGCTGCAATTGGAGCGCAAGTTGGAATGGCTAGAAAAGCTATTGGTGCAACTGCTGAATATTCTGCTGCTCTTGCAAGGCAAAGAAAAGCATTGAAGTTAGTTATTGCAGATACCAATACTTATACAGCCGCACAGGGATTTCTTTTAGCAAAAAGTGAAGCTTTAGCAATTCCTCAAGATGTCATTACAAGGCAATTTACCGCTTTAACGGCTTCTGTTATCGGTGCAGGGCATAGCGTATCTGATGCTGAGAAAGTTTTTGAATCAATAGCTTCTGGTATTCGTGGTACTGGTGGAAGCCTAGAAGATATGAAAGCTGCTATGACGGCTACAGCCCAAGTCTTCAGTAAGGGCAAGGTATCTGCCGAAGAACTTCGTCAACAACTTGGAGAACGTCTACCAGGAGCCTTCACTATTTTCGCTGAATCAATGGGTAAGACACCCGCCGAGTTAGACAAGGCATTAGAGGGTGGAAAGGTGACGTTAGATGACTTTATGAAATTCTCTGAAACTTTATTTGCGAAGTACGGCAAAAATGCAGAGATATTAGCAGCAGGTCCAGAAGCAGCAGGGGATAGATTGGCAACTGCTATGAGTAGCTTAAAAGACAATGTTGGAGTTTTACTACAGCCAGTTGGTGCAAGTTTTCAAGATACTTTTACAGGCATTGTTAAAAATATTGATGGTGCAGCAAAAGCTTTACGAGACTTTTTAAAAATTGGAGATAAATTTATAAAAGAGCAAATTGAAGCTGAAGAAAAATTATTAGCGGGATTACAGAAACAAAGAGACTTGATTTCAAGTCAGTATCCTGGTTTAGAAGAGCGACTACCAGAAAGATTTGCAAGCATCATTGCTGATGCAGATTCAAAAATTGCAGATCAAATAAATAAAATAAATGAACTAAGGCTAAAGCTTGCTGATATTAACGGTGAGCTTACAGAGGGTAAAAAGAATACAGAAGATTTAGGCAACACTGGTAAAACTGCTTTTGAGAACTTGAAAGCTGGAGCTACTTCTTATATGGACAGTATTAAAAATATTTCACAACAGATTCAAGATGCTACTAAAAATGCTTTCACAAAAATGGAAGATGCTTTAGTTAATTTTGTTCAAACAGGTAAATTAAATTTTGCTGATTTTGCACGTTCCATCATTGCTGACATAACCAAGATTTATATAAGAAGTCAAATTCTAAAAATGTTCCAAGGTCTTGGAAGTCTTTTTGGGCCAACTAATACAGCAGTCGAAGGTGCTGTTACAACGCCTAACTGGGGAGGTGGTCGCACTCGTATTACTTCAGGTTCAATGCCAGTTGGTGTAAATGCTTTAGGCAATGTTTATGGAAAGAACGGTATTGTTCCCTTTGCTTACGGTGGTGTAGTTGATAAGCCAACCTTATTTCCCTTCTCTAAAGGCACTGGCCTAATGGGTGAAGCTGGCCCAGAAGCCATCATGCCTCTTAAAAGAACTCAAGATGGTCGTTTAGGTGTAGAAGCTGCAATGGGTCGTTATTCAGGTTCAGGCTCTACTACGGTCAATTACACAGGCCCAGTGATGAACTTTAATGGTGATGATTATGTACCTAGATCTGCTGTAAATGACATCATTAACGCTGCTGCATCACAAGGCGCAAAAGCTGGAGAAAATAGAACTTTGTCTACTTTAAAAAATAGTAGAAGTGCTAGATCAAGGTTAGGTATGTAATGACTGTCGTTGCTTTAACTGCTTTTGTTACCGTCAAACAAAAAGATGGAACAGTAGAACATAAATTTCAAAACGGCAAACATACTGCTGTAGACGGACATTCTTTCTTGTCTTTTATATATCAAGGTGCAGCAATGAATAGATCTGGTGATAATTTAGAAGCTTCAATTATCCTTGCTAATAATCCATTAAGTATGTCTTATGTAAAAGATTTTATTGAAAAAAAATATTATATACAAGTAGAGACTTTTTTAATGACTGCTGATTTTAATAAAGATACTGCTGCAAAGAATGGAGGAAGATTAACTGGTGAATACTGGTTAGCTGCTGGCATGAGATATGACCCAGAATCAATAGAACTTTTATTAAGTTCTGCTATTGATGCTGTTGGTGCTAACGCTCCACAACAAACTTTGACCAAGAAAAGGTGTGCTCATCTTCCTTTAACAGGTCAAGTACAAAATCTTTGAAGCCTTATGAATTAATAGGACTTGAATATCGTTTAGGGTCAGATCCTATTAAGCATGGCACAGGTGATTGTCTAAGTCTTTGCCAAACTG